GTAAACCTTCTATTGTTTCTATATTACCTATTATTAAAGAAATGGTTTCTAATGGAATAGATAATAAGTTTCAAAAAGCTACTTGGGTATTATTTCACCTCGGGCAAGAAATTAAAGGGTCGCCAGAACTATATGTTGGGCCTTTGAGAACTGCAGAATACTTAGATACCCCTGGTTATAAAGCTTTAATAAAATTATTAAAGAACAAGAATTTAAAAACTGGATATGTGCAAGGAATACCTACAGAAAAACATTTAGAGGTTGCAGTAAGTAATATGGGGGATTATAATTCTTTTATGTCTATTACAAAAGAATACTATGATGCTGCTGGTTACACGCAAAACATTACCCCTAAATCCGTATCTACTGCCAAAAGTATTTTAGCACCGCAATATTCTCGTAAAAGATACGGTCTGTTACATTACCCTATTACAGCTGAGCTTGTTAAATGGTTAAATACTGATTCTAATCATGCAAAAGAGTTATTAACAAAAGCAGCAAATACTTTAAGTATTAATCAAATTTATTTGGATAAAAAAGCTACAGGGTTAGAGTATACTGTACATGCATTTTCAAGTGCTGAATTTACTTTTGCATCTCCAAGTAGTACCCCGTACCCTGTTAATAATAGAATAGGTTTCTTAATGACAAAGACTCCTAAAAAAGTAACTAAACTACCTACCTAATATGATGCAATTTAACCTTTATCTCGCTGAAGCTGCTTCAGAAGAAAAGCTCAAACACTTAGAGCATGCAGAAGACCATGTCATTAATTCTGGTATGGAAGGCTTTGCCCATGCCTATCATAACTTAGAAGATGTTAAAGACCAGATCGGTGGGAAAAAGAACAGTACTAAGATTGCAACTAAGTACGACGGGTCCCCTTCTATCGTGTTTGGTCATCACCCAGAGACGGGAGCATTTTTTGTCTCTACCAAATCGGCGTTTAATGCAGACCCTAAGTTAAACTATACACCAGAGGACGTTGAAAAGAATCACGGTCATGCACCTGGTTTAGTTCAGAAGTTAAAACAAGCTCTTATACACCTACCTAAAGTAACTCCTAAGACAGGTGTCTATCAAGGTGATGTAATGCACTCGGGTATCAAGTCAAAAGATAACCCTCATGGAGATGTTGTAAATGAAGGTGGTAAGTATCACTTCAAACCTAATACCCTTACCTATTCAACATCTCATAGCTCGGCTGAAGGTAAAAAAGTTGCCAGTTCTAAATTTGGTGTAGCCGTTCATACTGCATACGAAGGTAATACATTGGCAGGAATGAAAGCACAATACGGCGCCGATCTTTCTCACTTCCCTAAGCACTCTGATGTTCATGTTATAAGTACTGTTGACGATGTTCACAAAGCCGATCTTAATACAAATCAGGCACATACATATGAACACCATGTTGAACAAGCTAGAAAAGCTTTCAATAGTACCGATAAAAAACATTACGGTGCTATAGAAGGCCATCAAGAACATTTGAAAACTTATATTAATAAGACTGTGAGAGAGAATACTAAGCCATCAGTTCAGGGCTATACCGAGCACTTAAGAGATCAACATCTTAAGGGTATAGCTAAAGTTAAGACGGCTAAGGCTGTAGGTACTAAGACCGATAAGATGCAAGAAGACCTAGCCCATGTAAATAAACATTCTGATAAGTTTCAGAAGATTCTAGATATGCATCATCACTTACAGGCTGCCAAAGATCAATTGGTTCATTCGTTGTCTGCTAAACCTAAGTTTGAACATTCGATACCTGCACCAGGTTCAACTAAGATCACCGGTGGTAAGCCGGCTAAACCTGAAGGCTTTGTCGTTATTAGAAATAACAGACCGACTAAGTTTGTGGATAGAGCAGAGTTTAGTAGAGCTAACTTTGCCGCTAGACCAAGGTAATTCTCAACCGCCCACTTATGGATTATACAGGCAAGGCAACTAAAAATCAATGAAAAGTATTAAAGAAAAGCAGATTTTGGTAAAGTGGGCTAAAGCTATGAATGAACCCATTGATCCTGCTTTGGTTGAAGAAGTAGAACGCTATACAGCGTTACAGGAAAGTGTGGCAGCATCGGTAAAGAATAATATTTTTTCTGATCTAGCTGATGCCGCAAAGAACGAACCCCCAAAGGTTCAGGCCCAGATTATTGCATTTCCAGTACCCCCGTCCTTAGATGAATTAGAACAATTACTAAGAGAGACAACTGATGAGCTGGTTCAAACACAAGCCCCCCAAGAACCCACCCTTACCGAAGAAGTACCCACACCCATTACCCCCGTTACCGAATCCTTAATTGATAGAGCAGTAACGCACATTGCTAAGGAAGTTAAGAGTGAAGAAACCTCTTACCAACAACCAGATGCCGATTTAACCGGGCGTTCGGTTAATGATATTCGTAAGAAGTTAAAGTTCTTAGAGGACTGGATTTCAAAGATATCGCTAACTGGACCTGGTGGTGGCGCCGGTGATGTAATTAACTTAGATCACCCAGTGCGTTTAATTACAGGTGACTATACGATTACAAGAAGAGATTATTTCATTGGAGTTAATGCGGCTGCCGCTGTTAACATTACTTTATTAGACGCCATAGGTCATCCAGGTAGACTAATTGTAATTAAAGATGAATCTGGTAACTGCTCAAGTAACCCGATCACAGTTAATGGAACAGTAGATAATGATCCCGGAGGCTTTATTCTTCAAATGGATAATGGGGGCATACAAATGATATACCGAGACGGTTGGAGAATAATTTAATGACATATTTGTTCAGTGGCAATTCCACTATTTCTAATGAAGTAGAAGTTAAAAATGATACGGGTAATGCTCTACCGGTTGTGGGTAATGTTTGGTTGAATAACAATACTTCAAGAGTAACAATATTAAATCCATTACCAGTTACGCTGGGTAGCTCTAATATTACTATTATTGGTAATACAAATATTATTGATACTGTTACAGTTGCAAGTACCCCTGAAAATCCTGTACATGTACACGTAACAGAAATCGGTTCATCTGGCAACATACTTACCTCGTTCATGCCAGTTGGAGGAAATGTTTATTTAAACAATAATTCATCAACAGTAACTGTCTCAAATCCACTACCAGTATCAGCTACTATTGCTAACATAATTACTGTAATTGCAGAAGAGGCGGCAGGTAATTTATTTGCTATTAATAATCATGCAATTAATACAAACCGTGGTTGGACAATGGATGAAACCATGCGACCGGTCATAAGTTTCAGGGTATCCAATACTAGACCTATAACTGAACTTACCGAAATTTTAGAATACGAGATCGGTAATAATAACGCAAATCAAAGTACAATAGTATATGAATGGTATGAGGGGGAAATTGCAATCTCCGGCGCAGCTATCCCAGCATGGACCTCTGTAGGCAATAGAACTGAATATAGAATTTATCAAGACAAAAACAGTTCCAATCAGGGTAATACCTTTACACCAAATGGTGCATATATGAGACACTCGGGTATTATTATTGGAAAAAACTCAGATGCAGATGAAGGTCCTGCAACATTGTATGGTGGTACAACACCAAACATGTTAACTCTTTGTATGAGAAGAGTGGATAATACTACAAAGCTTGATGTTTGGTTTGCATTTAATTTTAAAGAATTAACCTAATGAAAACATTTAAAGAAATTAGAGAGAACTTTCAAGACGGCCGTAACCCCCAGGATAAGGGTGATATGGCCAGACATGGTCTAAAGGGTAAATCTATTACCCAATTAAAGAAAGTTAGATCTTCTGACTCTGCATCACCTAGAGAGAAGCAATTGGCTCATTGGCGAATTAATATGTCACTAGGTAAAAAGAAAGATAAATAAACGGTTAACTAATTAAATACCCATGGACTTTATAGACTATCTAACTGAAGCACCGGAGAAACACGGCGTACTTGCGTATGGCCGTATGAATCCACCCACATCTGGGCACGAGCAAGTTATTAATAAAGTTCATGAAGTTGCTAAAGAACACAATGCCGTTCACAAGGTAGTTCTATCTCATTCTCAAGATAAATCTAAGAACCCGTTACCGGCTGATGTTAAGGTAAAGCATGCCCAGCATGCATTTCCAGGTACTAATATTGAAGCGGCTTCTAAAGAGCACCCTACTATTCTTCATCATGCAGCTGCAATGGCCAGCCAAGGGGTTAAGCATTTACATGTAGTTGCTGGTTCAGACAGGGTAGAAGAGTACCATAAGTTACTGCATAAGTATAATGGCGTAAAGAGCGCGCATGGTAGCTATAATTTTAAATCTATTAAAGTACATTCGTCGGGCGAGAGAGATCCTGATGCAGAAGGTACTTCTGGTATATCTGGTACTAAGATGCGCGAGCATGCAGCGGCAGGTAGAAAGAAGAAATTTCATGCCGCTTTACCTACTAAGATGAAGCCAGAACACAAAGATGCCCTCTACCACGATGTAAGACATCACATGGGTATTCAAGAGGCAGTAGCAC